CAGAGTAGGCTCGGACACGGTAATACTCAACGGTTTCGCCTGGATCTACATCAGTCCAGATCCATTCGTTGTCGGTAACGACTATTTGCCCCAAGTCCTCAAGCGTGCGCCAGGTTGTTCCGTCAACCGAATACTCATAGATGATATTCCAAGTAGCAGTACCACCCCCTGCAACATAAGGCAGGATGCCAATAGAGCCGGCATAAATAGGATTGTCAGTGCCATAGAAGACGGAGATGTTTCCGTTGGCGGATGTTTGTTGACATACAGTGTCAATATCGGAGTCTGCGACAAAGCTAACTGTCCCCCCTGCACTTGTGGCGTAGTCACCTACGGGACGGTTTAGGGTCCGGTAAAGGACATTCAGGACATCGATACACCCCAAGGGCATGTAATAAATGTACTGATCAGCCTTTAGACCAAAAACCTTCTTATTGATCGCCCAATAGTTGATGCCCTTATTGGCTAGGGCTGACAGGGCAAAATACAACGACTCCCGGGCAGATAAGACCTGCTCGGATGTGAGCTCTTCAGCGAGTTTTCCGCACCGACGAGCCCCATGATCGATCATGGTTTGTACATTGATGACCGTGGTTGAAACGGTTCCTGAGTAAGCCATTTACCACCCCGGGCAGTTCCAGCGTTTCATGGAAGCACGGGAACGACTACCGCGCTCACTCTTTTCTGCTATAGCGCCCATCCTGGCGCAAAACGAATCTCTGCGCGACCCACCCTGAGGTTGCGGCGCCTTGAGTTTCGATCCGGTCTCCCGGTTGTATTTAGCCCTGCCTTTAGCCGTCAACCCCGCCCCTTCAGAGACAGATAACTTCTCACCCCGGCCAACAGAAAGGTTTACATCTCCACCTTTTTTCATCTCACTAGGTAATTTTGAGTAAGACTTCTTGCCCACATTTGACTCAGTAAACTCCGCGGCTACAGAAGGCTTGATCCCAACCTTTTTAGCAAACTTTGGGTTGTACTCAGCGGCCTTCATGAGCCTATATTGAGCTTTTGACTTTGCTGGCATTAAGACACCTGATTGACGGTTAGGATGACCGCAGGCGCTGCAGGATAACCGGGACTCAGGCTTGCCGGATAGGTCACAAGAGTGCCGTGACCATCCACCGAAAGCCATCGCATCCGAACCTTGTTGGAGGAAGTTAGCGTCAAAAAGACATTAGCGGACATCAATGCCGCAGCCGGTGTGGTGTCATTCTCTCTAGAAGCGATGGTTGCCCAGCTTGACGAGGCGGCCACATCCACGCCATCAATGTCAAACCAAATCACTAGCAGGGTTTGCCCAGCAGTAGAGTTGTTTAGCTGGGCGCTAAAGGCAAAGTTATAAGTTCCGCCAATCGCCACCGAAATTTCGCTTGTGGCCGTATTTAAGGTAACGCCGTTGCTTGTGGTTGTCGTATTCAACTGCAATGTAGTTGACGTGTTTGCTATTGCAACCTGAGCGCCATTGACCGCATCGGCGAGGTTATGCGCTTTGTTAGACGAACCCGCGGCACCACGAGTGCAACCCGTGAAGGAAGTTGCGGTGATGCCGGTGTAGGTGATCAATTCAGCACCAATAATTAGTGAGCCAACAGCAGAAAAATTAGAAGTAGACACCACCGGAATGGTGGTCTGAGTATTGGTGATGTTGCCGGTCAGCGCGGTGCTATAGTCAAAGTAAAACGCGCCGTATTGGGTGTTGATGTCCGACGGATCAAGAGTTTCCCAAGTCGGAGCAGTAGAAGCAGAGCCGGTACCGGTCTGAGCCAAAAACTTCTTAGTCGTTGTCGTATTGCCCGCCAACTTGGCTAGGGTGTTCGTGGCCGATGCGTATAGCGTGTCGCCGAGGGTATAGGTGGTGATGTTGGTGCCGCCCTGAGTTGTTGGAACCGTACCCGTGATAGCCGAAAACGGGATCGTCGTAGAGGCGGTCATAGCAGAAGTGCCATTGCCGTACACATAGCCTGTCAGGGTAACAGCACCGGTGCCGCCCTGATTTACTAAGACGCGATTGACATTGAGCACCTCCGCCACATAGTTGGCGGTGGTGACCTGCTTGTTGAGGCCAGCCTGAACAATTGGGGTTATCTCGGTTCCATCAAGCGTTGATGCCGCAGGCATCGCGGAAATTTTGGTATCAGGCATCAGCAGACCTCCATGTAAATTTTGCTACTGTCTTCTTGTAAGACATAGCCCGTGCTTTCCATCAAAATGAAGCATGTCGTTGGAGGAACCGGCGGCACTAGGCATGAGTAAGTGTCAACCACTCCTGAGCCACCAAGATCTTCTCCATAAGCGCCAGAACTAGCATCGGCAGTAACCCCAAGAGCACACCCCGGAGTTGTTTGCGCCTGATCCGCTACGCTTGACCAGCCTACATACGACACTAGATGCCCGCCTGAACCAATTTCATCACAACAGTACCGCCACCAGAGTTCACTAAAACTTTAATGCCGGTCACCGGGAATGCATAGTTGCCATCTTGGCTCGTCGATTCAGATGCCACAGATGGATGATCAAACCAAGTCGTGAAGCCCACAGCAGGGTCATCAAAAGTGTGCTGGACTGTGTAATTGACCGTGCCAGTCACAACAACACCAAAGCCAACATTGAAGGGGCTGATGTTTGTATTCATTACCAGAGCGGAACTTGAACCAGATCCGGTCTTCGATACGGTTTGTACCTTCATGTTCTATCCCTAATTGAAAGCAGGGGCCGAAGCCCCCACCTTGTTTAGCATGCGCCGCCGTACCGCATTTTCTTTCCGTACTTGCTATAGACCTCTACATCTTTGGTCTTAGCCTCTTTCATTGCAGTGGCGTTTTCTTTCTTAAATTGCTCCTGCGCCTTCTTTTGAGCCGGCGTAGGAACCATTCCGCCCTTTTTGAATGATCCGGAAAGTTGAGTAATGCTTACGGGTGCAGACGGTTTTTTGTGACCCTGAGGCATGCTTTCTGCCTTACCAGAATCATTTACCGCTCCACCCTTAGCATACTTTTTTGCGGCACCACCTTTCTTGTAGCCGCCAGCGTTACCCAAATTCACGCCACCTGTTTTGGCAGGCGAGTGATCGGGCTTGGTGGTCACCATCTTGGTGTTTTTGTATGGGCCTGCATCACGCGAGCCTTCTTGCTCGGTAATGATGCCGCCCTTGGCATACTTCTTGACCTTGCCGCCGTGCTTATAGCCGCCTTGGCCATTGACCACACCACCGGTGGCATAACCACCTTGGCCTTTAACGACACCGCCGGTCTTCAGACCCTTGTGGGCCTTAGAGGCGGGCTTACCGGCATGCTCTTTAAGTTTCTTGGCAACATCGGATGTGGCTTTCGCCTCAGCCTTATGCTCGGCCATGCTTTCCTCAGCCTCACCGCCTTTTTTCATCATAGAAGCGGCACGGCCTACGGGGCCTGCAGGCGCACCACGCATCATGCGACGGCGAGCGGCTAGGGGAGGACGCATTGGGGAGGCTGCACCGGCCATACCGCCGCGGGCAGGCATACCTGCGGGCATCGGTGTAGCGGTAGGTGCCAAGGCACCGCCCATTTGCATTTTCTTTTCTTTACTTACTGAACCGCCTTTTTTGAGTTTTAACTCAACTGTCGGCTCTGTGGTCATCATTTTGACCATCGGCTTAAACTGACCCATTTTCTGGCTCCTTAGATTCGGTTGACTCAGGCATATCCAATCTAACAATTAACGCATTCATGACATCAATGGCAGCTTGTGAAGCAATTGCCACTTCATGTGCCCTGTTGCGCTGATCTGTCATTTTGGAAAGTTCAGCCTGCAAAAATTCCTTAGTAATGTTCATTAAGGTGTGAAGGTCGCATAGGCGGGAACATAGTAATCAGTTCCAGCGATACGAACCTTAATCGCCTTAGACACCGTAGTAACTGCCGATGCCGTGGGAGCAACCGTTGCTGCGGGACCAGTCGTAATGTTGATCATTGACTGAACTTCACCGGTCTGTGTACCGCTATCGGTAACACGGATAAATGAAGATTCTGCGCCAAGGGTCACATTGGTGCTGTAGTCGGTGTCCAGTTGCAGGACAGCCAGTGTGCCGCCGGGAGTCGTTGCTGTGCCACCAAGGGTTGCACGCAGAGCGTTACCCGCACCGGAAATTGATCCACCGGTGTTGATCGACAGGGAGATGTGTGCGCCATTGATTGTGCCGCCGGTTGCTGCGTTAGCACCCGTGACACGGCTAAGAGCGCGTAATGTCTCGCCGGAGCCTGTGCCTGTAAAAATCAGGCGGTTATAACTGAGTCGTGTATCACCGGTCGATGCGGATGTGGTGCCGTATGAACTGGTAATGTTTTCTGCGGAAGTTACCGAAATCGGATCTGCAGCCGTGCCGCTGATAAATCCATTGTTGGATTTAACTGGGCCGGAAAAGGTAGTTTGAGCCATAATATCCTCGTGTAGTAGCACATTGCCTTACTGTCTCTACTAAGTCTGCTAGGCCAGTCAGTAAGGCTAAATATCCTAGAAAACCCCCACCGGATCTCTCCGGTGAGGGACTTACTGCTTTTAGACTCCAGGCGTGCCGTACATGGCACGGGGGTCTGTAAAGCCAACATCGTAACGCTCGGTTGCCTTGTAACGCATGGTGTCGGTTTCAAAGTCACCTTCCATGGTCTTCTCAAGGCCACGACGCATCATCAGCTTCATGCCTTCCGGAGCGTCGGTCTGCACCCACCATGCGGTGGAAGAAGTCAGACGCGACAGAACAGCGGCACCCTCGTCGAGCAAGCCAATTGACTTGATCGGGTTGATGTCGTTGTCTGCCGTACCAGAACGCAGGACTGACTTCAGCAGAACTTCAGCTTGGAAGACATTGCCCGGGGCCACCACCAGTTGGCGGGGAACCAGACGGATCTTCTTGCCGTTGTTGTCCACAGCCTGACGGATCTGGATGAGCATCTGCTCAAGCGAGGTCTGTGACAGGTTTGCGGGCGTGGTCAGCAGGTTGCTGAATGTACCGTTTACGATCGGGTGCGAAGCGGAGTTCAGTTGAACGCCATCGCCACCGGGGTAAGCGGAGTTAAACGCACGGTTGAGCACATTGGCGGACAGGGTCTCCTTGGTCTCGATCAGGGACTGAGCGAGATGGCGGGCATACACCTGACCGATACGGATGTGGTCGCCGTCCTCAACAAGCACTTTGGTCAGTGCGAAGGCCAGGCCATACACACTGTAAACATAGCGCTTGAGGAAGAGCACACCGCCCTGCTGATAGGTAACCGGAGTTCCATCAGGCAGTTGAGGTGCTGCGCCAAATCCATACAGGACCGGCTCTTCGTGGTAGTTACGGGGAATACCTTGTTGTTCGGTGAAAACACGCGACCACTCGTCGGTACGCTGATCATAGACTCCGTCGAAGCATTCATTGAGGATTGGCTCAACTATGCTTCTAAAGTCGGTACTGCGCATCGGGGCTGCCATTTATCTGCCCTCCTTAGATTGCGTTAACAGTACCTGCGTACTGCGACTCGCTGATTTGCACTCGTACAATCGTGTACGCATCTCCCCACGCGTTATCCGGATAGGGGGCTATATCAATGACACGACACTGTTTAGCAGCGCCAGAACCAGCGGCCGAAGTACCTAGGGTAGCTTGCGACAGACCAGTAGTGGTGGAGCCTGCAGTCGAATTCGTGATATCAAACTCATCGCCGACTGCTGCCTGAGTCAGGGAACCATCTACCTGGATCTCATAAACAATCTGAGCATCTTGATAAAAATAAGCAATGTTTGAACCCACCTGGAAAGACTCATTGGCGGGCCAGTAGTTGCTTACACGACGACGACCAGTTGCATCGGTCCACTCGCAGCCAGCAAAAGCTCCGAGGAACGGGTCGCCAGTACCAGCGACTTCGATATAACCAGCGGTGTTCATCTTGACCGGTTGACCTTTGAGAATGTTGCTGGCATAGCCAGCGGAGACATTTCCAGAGGTTGAAACCGCTTGAATTCCGTTTGCAAGAGCGAACGCACGATCCAGACCAGAGGGGTGGAACGCGGGGCGCAGTCCAAACGGAGCAGAGGTTGCACTCATTTCTTACTCCTTAATGGTTGATAAATCCTCCCTCACTGAAATCTCGGTGCGGGTAGGGGTTTGTCAAGTTCGCCTAGTCCATCGCCCTCAACCTGTCCAAGTCTTCGACCTGAACTGTCCTTGCCGACCTGTTGCTCTGCTTGCACCTTGATCTTGTTTGCTTCCTCAAGAGGTTGATCGTGGTGAAAGTGCGTCATGATTGCCTGATAAGTTTCCTCAGGAATCTTGAATAACAACATTTCATTGCATGCGACATGCCCAATATGTTCGCCAGCTTTTACGCGATAATTTTCCATTCCTTGGATTTCATCGGCGCTAACCGGAACATATCCAAGGCGCATTCGCTTATCAATACTGTCGTAACCATTAGTGGTTGAAAGCCAAACGACATGCCACCCTTTTATTTCGGGGGCCTTTGGCAATGCTTCTGGCGTGAATTCATCCTTCCACATCCGTAGACGCTGCTCAGATGACACGAACATATCTTCCGGTGGCCTGCGGCTTGCGTCCTCGCTTGCGCGAGTTTCGCGTGTACCGGAAGAAACAGATTTTTTTAATCGAGAATCCATAGTTAGCTCCTATTTTGGCGTGCTTCGCGGGCGTATCGAGCAATCATCTTGTCGCGCTTGGACCTGTCGTCCCAAAAGCCTGCGTCTTTCATTGCTCGTACTTGTTCAGCGGATAGAGTGAAGGTGCTTCGGCTTGCGCCGCCACCGACTTCCCTTTCGCTCCCTGTCACTACGCTCTTAGGACCTCTCTTTCTTGGAGTCTCGTAAGTTGGCTCAGTATAGGCATTGTTTTCTTCTTCCTGCAACTCTGCCTCTCTTCTTGCGTCAAGTTCGTTCCAGTAACTCTGACTGGCGGGGTTCCAACCCTCCTTAGCGAGCTCGGCATCAATCCGTTTGGCAAGACGACTTTGTGGGTCGTTGCCCTCCGGGTCATACCACGGGTTCTTTTTCATCCATCGATCGGCAAACCTTTGGACTGCAGGATCGGCGGCTGCCTCATAGACCTGAGACTGCTGCTCGGCCTGTTTTCTGAAAGTCTCAAGTTTGCTTAACCGATCGTTTGCCGATAAAAGGATCTCTTGGGCACTTACCGCTGCGGCACCATCAGCCTGCTCGGTCGCCTCCTTAAGACGGATCTTGGCGAACCGAAGTCTTGCCTCCTCGTCTTCAATGGCCTTCTTGATCTTGGCCATCTGATCCTCTTTGGCGTTCTTTTCTACCGTCGCCAGGCGGTTTTGCAGGTCTTGGATCAGGCGGTCTTGGGCGAT